GGTGTACCCGTTTCTCTTTCTCCCAGCCCTGTTCCAAAATCTTGCAGGCATCCCCGCCCATCAAGGCAATCTCGACTTGAGGGAAATCCAGCATGATGGAGGCGATGACATTATCGAGTCCTCCCCAAGTCTTATGGACCGCGGAACCCGCCAGAGGCCAAGCGATGAGAAAGTCCCCCATCTTTGACCTCTGTTTTTTGGCCCAAGTGGTTTCCTCCGACGTGGGAAAGAACCGTATCTTTGGGTTGTGCGGTACCTCTGCAATCTCGTGCTGAATCTCCAAGTAGTTTCGATTCATCATCGAGTGTCGAAGCTTGGGGGACCAGTTATGCAACGTCCTCCCAGGTAAAGCCAGAAATGTTCCCTCAACCGATTCGGACAGGTTCACCCACTTGTCGTACTTCTTCTTGTGATAAGCCCAGTACTCTCCGAGCAGATGATTGGGCACCTGATCTTTGTCCTGGTAATAAAAAGCGTCGATGTTCGGGTCGTACCGGACAACCTCATCTCCAGGGGGGCTGGTATAGAGGGTCACGTGGTAACCTTGAGCTTTCAGCCCAGCGAACACCGACGAAGATTGAATGAGGTCCCCGAAAGCCCCATAACGCACGATCCCACAGGACTTCTTGGGTCGCTCTTTAGTCTTCCAGCTCTCGTGCTGACCGGAATTGACCTTCTGGAACACGAAATAAAGTGAATATTCCCGTCCCTGGTTTCTCTTCTGGAAGTCGATCAGGTCCCAAGAGCCCGCAGCCCGCATGTATTGGATCACCCGCTCATAATTGACGTTCCACTTATGATCCGGGTTCGCCCCATTCTCTCCGACCTTCGGGTACTCATCCTCATCCGGAAGATAGAGCACCAGATACCCCTTGGCTCTGATGATCCGCATCCACTCTTTAAGAGCACCCGTGACCCGCTCGGGCTCGATGTGCTCGAGCAGGTGGGATGAGAATACGAAGTCCAATGACCCGCCCGCGAAGAAATCCAGGCGTTCGGCCGTATTAACGAAGATGTCCGGATTGATGGGATGGCCGAATAGTTTCTCGTCTATCTTGTTATCGATTCCGATCCAGTGCGGATAGAGTTTTTGTAGCCCGCATCCTAGATCAACCCCCCTACCGCGTGTCCATTGCACTATTTCCCATTTAATCTTGCTGGACTCATTACACTGAGGATCACTTGCACGCCAAATCATGCTGCCACCCAATACCGACCAAATTTATCTCTGGTTCGCTTTATCTTCTTATGGATTCTGAAATGTTCGAAGAACTCCATAAACCTCGCCTGTCTCCTATTTCCCAAGAATTGATATAGAGCGACACAAACCGCATACACTTTCGGGACCCCCGTAAGTCTCCATTGGTGTATCGGCTTATAAGAAGATCTCTTGGGATCTGGGCTCTTATATGGCCCGTAAATCTTCCCTAGTCCTAATTTGCTCTGTACTTTCTCTAAAACATCCAGATCAGTCGATCCTATCTGGATGAACCACTTATTATGAGAACCGTGAAATAAGCAGCCTTCACCTTCGAAATATCCAGCTACCCACTGGATATCCTCTCTAGCCCATACCATTCCACTCCCCCCTTACTCATCTTCTAACAGTTTCCTTTTAATCTCAGCCTGCGCACGGCGCACGGCGAGTTTATGTTCTTTAGCGGCCTGTTTCTCTCGGATAACACGCTCATTCTGCAACTGCTCAGCGGAGGCCCAGCGGGTAACGAACTTTTCCTCATGAGAGAAATGAAGTCCGTCCTGCTCAAAGCCCACCTTGGGATCTCCAATAACAATCCCAAAGGGGCGTTCTTTATCCAGTTTCTGCTGTTCCATGACTGTCCTATGAATTACCTACGACGGCGACATACGATCCGGGAATTACCCCGAAATACTCCGTCTGATTCGCTGCGAGTCTCGCATTGGTGGTTGACGCCGTTCCCGTAGAGGTCGCAACGAATACAAACGAGCAGATGGTATCGCAGTGCAACCGAACCATGGTAGTCGATGACTGAAATGCCGCCGAGATCGATGAGGTTCCCGTCGCAATCGCAACCGTCTGATCCGTGACAGCAAGGGATTCTTGGCCCGCCTGAAGTGCAGTAAAGGCGCCAAACTTGGCAGGCACTACACCCAATTGCGCATATTCACGGATATAAAGCGTCGCCATTTATGAACGGTCCAGCATGTTATTGCGCTCGAGGAACCCCGTCACCCCATCCACGGTAACATCCTCGTAGAAGGCGTCCTGATGCTCACGGGTGTACATATCGTCCGTCGGCCGCAGAGGCATACTCACATACCCCTTCTTGAAATCGCCGCCCTGAGGGTTATCCGTCACATCATCGGTTCCACCGACGATCAGACGTTGCTCCCGAATGTCGGAGAGCTCGGCGTCCGTAATATCCATCCCCGGGGGGAGGGAGTTGTAAAGATAGGCTTTATCCAGGAGCTTTGAGTTCCAGTCCCCGGCAGTCTTTCCCTTGGTCCCAGGAACCCCATGACGGCCTTCACGACCCGGAGTGCCCTTCTTGACCCTGGCCCTCTGGTCGTCCATCCACGGGCCCGGGTCCTTATCGGCCGGATTGGGCTCGTTGACCTGGAACTTCTCTTGAACGATTCGGCTCATGACTCCCAGCCATCCCCAGGATAGGAGAGACCACCAGAGTAGGTATAAAGCTCCTGCTTGCGGATATCGGCCATCTCCTGGTCCGTAATATCCATACCCGGCGGCAATGAGTTGAAGTTCACATCGACGCCGTAGGGGGTCCCTTTCTTTACGAGATACCCACTGTCCTTGATACCGACCATTTCATTGCCGGCCATCTTGGCGCTGGCGGGGAGAACATTCTCATCCGCCAGATGATCCCCGCCCACCTCGTGCCGCCGCTTGGAGCGGGCATTGGCACTCTTCATGACATCCTTGGCGCTGGGTGCGACCCCACCGTACGTGGGCGTCACATGCGTCATGATGTTCTCTTGGGGGCTCTCAAAGTCTGAGTTTTTAGCTTTCGCAGTCATAAATAAGCTCCTACGCTGTCACAGCCGCCAGAGGCGCGAGCTGGTAATCAATCGAGGTCACAATATCGGCCGTGGCATCCGTTCCCAGCGTGATCACGACCTCACTTCCGGCCGGTACGTAATAGCCGCCGTAGTTGGCCCCACCCGCTCCCGTGTTCGTATTCAGGGTGATGTAGTTCACCCCACCCACGAAGGCCGTCCCCGTAGAGGTTGACACATAAGGTCCACCCACCGCGTATGGACCCCAGGTAGCGGTTGTCAGAGACACCGTAGTCCCCGTGGTATCGGTGTTGACGATGATAGTGACCTGAACGCTTTGACTCGATTTGGTACTCGAGTAGGTCGAGGTTCCCAATACGTCAATCAGGGTAGTAATCCCGTAGACGTACATGTTGGCGTGCGTGACCCACTTTCCGGTGGCCGCATTGCCTTTGATCGCACCCAGTGTGACTGACTGGCGAATCAGGTAAGCCGGGTCTGCAAAGGTCGGATAGGTCTTGTAAGCCGGGACAGTGATCGTGGCCATGTTATGCTATCACCACGCCGACCGGTGCCCCCAGTGAGTACTCCAGGATATGACTCGAGGTTCCCGTGGCATCGGTTCCCGCGACTACGTAGAACTGATCACCCGGGTTCAGATACAGACCCCCGACGCCTGCCTGTCCGCTTCCGGGAGCCGGTGCCGTGTAGGTCGTGGTACCCCACGCCAGGGAGGTATTGGTGCCTCCGAGGGTATTGAGTGAGTATTTGCTGTACCCGCCCGTTCCACCCAGGCCCAGTACGTTGACGTTGGCGCCCATGTACCCGGTTCCCGCTACGTAGAAGGGACCCGTCGAGGCGCCTCCCACCGTGGAGGTGGCGAGCGTAATGGCCGTTCCCGTGGTGTTGGTGTTCATCACACCCACGAAGTAGGCCGACATCGCTGAGGTGGTGGCCGTGCCGTTGACCGTATAGGTAGAACTACCCAGTGCAGTTACGGGGAAGAAAGTCACACCCCAAATCGTCATCTGGGTGAAGGCCGTAAACTTGGTGGTGGAAGTACCGCCCGAACCAGAGATCGTCCCCAGAGAGACTGACTGTCTCGTGACATACGCCGGGTTATCGTAAGCCAGCGTGCGGTAGACGACGTTACTGGAGCCTTGATTTTGCGTAGCCATATATATCCTTGCGGGTCCCCTCCGCGAAACAAAAGTACGCCGACTAGGAGGAGGACCCTAGCCGATCACAACCGAATTGTTCTCGATCGCTCCCGTCCCTGATTGAGGTGTGGCAATGGAGTACTCAACGATCGGAATCACAGTGGCTGAAGCGTCGGTCCCATTGATGAACCACAAGGTATCCCCCGGGTTCATGTAGAGACCGCCAAAGCCGTTAATCGCGCCGAACGGGGCGGTTGTCACGCTGTTATAGGTGACCGTCCCCCACGGCATGGAGGTGTTCGTACCCCCCAACGTATTCAATGCATAGCGGTAATACCCGCCGACTCCGCCCTGTCCTAAGACCGTAACGTTGGTCCCCGGCTGACCCGTTCCTGAGACAAAGAACGGACCCGAGGCCGCTGCGCCTACCGTGGTCGTGGCAAGGTTAATGGTGGCGGTCGTCGAAGTATTGGTCACGAAGACCGCGTACAGCGCCTGGCAGGAGGTCGTTGCCGTCCCATTGACGGTATAGGTAGAGGTCGCTAACGCCGTCTGGCAGAAGGTCGCCCCATAGACGACCAGGTTCGTCCAGGCGTAGAACTTACCCGTCGCTTGTCCAGAACCCGCACTGTTGGCGGTAAGCTGCGAGGACAGGCGCGCCCCGAACCCAGGATTGACCCAGCTGTTGGCCTGCTGGTAAACCTGGGCCAGCGAGAGCGTCGCCTGACCTTGATTTTGGCTAGCCATGTTCGATCTCGTGGCACACGTTGCACAGGGATAGTGCAGCACTGTCACTCATGCCGCGGAGTCCCACTTCACGATTCGGACGTTGATGGCCACGGTGTGAACGATTCCGAATCCGCCCAAGTAGTACCAGGCGATGCCCTTCGATCGTCCGTAGTCCGTGGGGATCTTGCCTCTCATCTCCTCGGGGACCGCGATCGCCTCGGCGACCGTGTCGTTACCAAAGAAGAAGATCCAGTCGGACTGACCGTTGGTCCAAGCGGTAGTTGTCAGACCATCCGTACCGATACCCTTGGGGATATTGGTCTGCTCGACATACCGCGTATTCTCGTAGCGGCCGATCTCACCGTTCATGATCAGGTTAAAACCCGTATCCGAGTACTGGTGGATCGATTCCAGGGCGTTCTTGAAGGTGCGTAAGGTCGTGGGCCAGGCAATCGCGTAATAGTCGTCCGCGATGTAGGCCGGAATGTTGCGCTCCTTCATGGTGTCCACGATCGCCTTGGCGTGGTTGTTGTTGTAGGCGATGGAATTGGTCCCCGTGACCGTGCCATTCGTATACAACGTCACTGCAGTCGCAGACGAACCTCCGACCGGAATTACTCTCAGTAGCGTCTGGTTGAACTGACCCCAGGCCAGACGATCGACGGACTTGACTGTATCGTTCTTGAGGGCCTTCTTGATGATGTCCTCGACGGGGAACTTCGACAGATTATCGAGTTTCCCGGAGTAGGGGACGCTATTACCGGCTTCCGTGACCGTCAGCGTGCCCTGAGTGATCGTGAAGTTGGTCTCGGGCATGGTGTTGGTCTCGAGGAGCACACCGCCCGGGGTGGCCACATCCGAGATCACATCCCAGGTGAAGGTGTCACCCTTCTTCTTGCCCTGCTGGGAAATATCGTGCACGTCCGCGAACTGGCGAAACTTCACCAGTGGCTGCACGTTCATGCGAAGGACGTTGGAGAGCTGGCGGGAGTAGAGATATCCGCCGAGACTGCTGACCGCCCAAACTTGACCCGCCATACCCGGCTCCTACTGCCGGGCACACCCGGCGCTATGTCCGACGGTGGACGTGTGGGGACTGTCCCCGGGCCTTCGCCATCTCGGCGATATCGGCCGCTACACTTCCCTCGTCATCTTCCTGCACCGGTTGGGACTGCCTCGTCCCTGTGGTTAACGGCGCCGGAAGAGCTCGTTTCCGTTCCAGCTTCTCTTGGATGCGATAGCCCTTGAAACCTGGAAAAGCGCCCCGAAGCTCTTTATCGATGGAGGTGTATGCCTCCTTGAGCGACATGGTCGGACTTTCCTGCTTGAGCTCGTTGAGCCGACTGCGGAACAGTCTTCCCATGTAGGGATCTTTCAACAGGTCTTCGGACTTCTCCTCAAGTCGAGCCAGTTCGGTCCTGAACGACAAGCGCTGATCGATGGTCTGCAAAACGTCCGGTGAGACGGATGGTCTCGCGATGACCGATGCCAGCTTCTCGATCGCCTCTTCCTCTCCCAGAGCGGCTGCGGCCAGGAGTTTCCGCACCTCGTCTTTCTCGAGGTTGATCGGCGTGTCTGTAGGAGATGGCGCCAACCTCGCGGCATTTCTAACACTTTCTGACGCTGTGCGCAAATATTCATCCGCACTCGCCACCTTCTGAGCGGTTTCTCGAATCTGCTTTAAGGTCTGCCAGACCTCCTGCCCGTTGACGATCTGCCGGTAATACTTCTCCCCGTTAACCGTTTTCTCATCTGAATCCGTCTCTTGCGGCTCTTCAACTGTAGCCCCCTCCTCTTGCAGCGCACGGGCAACCTCCTGATTTTCCTCTATTTCTTTGACCTCCGGAGACTCAATACCGGCATCTGCCTCATCTTCGGTACGCTTCTCTTCCGCGGCATCGGCGATCGCTTCCATCCGTGACAGACGATCGTTATTCATCGCCTGATTCGCCTCAGTAGCCTTTTT